AGACCTTTGCAGGTCATGATTCCAACGTGTCTTTAGCGGAGTCGATTGTGACGGTGCTTCGAGTAACCTCGGACAAGTCTCTCCGACTTGCGCCTTGGTAGGAACCGGGCCATAAAGGTCCGTTATCCCTCTTACGATGTAATCGTAAGTCTCGTAGTAACCACGTTCGTACAAGGAATTCGCGTAAGCGATCCAAGAGACGAACGCGTCGGGCGAACGTGATACCGACCAGGTCGTGTGAAACTTCACAGGAGTGACATTGGCGCCATTGAAGGCATCCATGCCACAGGACTCACGGAAGAGTCCTCCGGTACAACTCTTATCGCGGTTTATCTTTAAACCAAACGATTCGAGGATGTTCATCGCGTCTGCGGCATACGCCGTTGGGACGATGACGTCATCACCATACACTAAAATACGCTCACGCGTATTTGCGTCCGGAGCTGCGGCGTCGAGGATCGCCCAGATTGTAAGCGCTAAGATAGGGAAGCATAAACTGCTACCCATCGGCGCAAACTTTCTGAGGTTTAAGATCCTCTCGTCCGGTAACTCCGTCGACGAACTTCTGCATGCTTCCAGATACTCGACTATTCGAGGCGGGAACAGCAGACGAACAACGGATAGTGCGATGCGATCACTGGCCTCATTGAGGTCAATGGTCACATACCTTCCCGTGTAGGACCCTAAAAGGGCACCCATGCGGTTTGGCGACTGATCCGTGAAGTGCACACTGTGTTTTGTCAACCAGTGTGACTCGACTAACTCGACAATGGCCCGTCCTAGTCCTTGTTGAATCCATTGGCTATCCACTGGTTCACAAGATATTAGGCGCGGCCCGCGAGAGTCTTTCGGAACGAGAATTACTCGAGCCGGAAAACTCTTATCCGTAAGGGCATTAATGCCCCGTAGATCATCACAGAAGTGTCCCAACGAAGCGTAGAAGTACGCTTCCAAGGGGTAGTACTTAGTGATGTGACCTGAGATATTCGTCCATCGATACTTGCCAGCGTACTGTTGCTTAGTAGCAACAGCGCCAGGCCCGTGTCGGGGATAAATGTCCCGTGGGTCGAAAGACGCGAACAACCTCTGCAAAGAGGATT